TCTGTATCACTAGATTTAACTCCTGCCTCCCAAGTAGAAATGTCATTTAAACCAGACCATCCAATTCTATTTTTTGCATTTTCTATATTACCTGTTACCAAAAAATCTCTAATAACACCTGAAACTCTAAATTTAGATGGTACTGTTCCTGAACCTGTTGAGTCTGCTAAAGTTTGTAAATCAACAAAGCCTGTTGAAGTTCCCATTAAAAAATATTGAGGTGCATCTATACCATTTGATGCAATAACATAACTTCCAAATTGAGTAAAAGTAACATAATCAATAGCAGTTCCATTTAAAGGAGTTCCACCAATAAAATTTGTTGTTGTTAATCTTACTGTGTCACTTGAAACATTGGTTAAATTTAATCTACCTACTACTGCTCTTGTTATAGTCACAACTGCATCTACAACTGTTGCTGTAAAATCAGCATGAGCATTAATACTATTTTTTAAATTTGTTGCTGTCGTATTATTATTTGTTTCTACTTTAAATTGAGTACCAGAAGCAGTTCCAGTTGTTGAAGTAAATACGATAGTTGAAGCATCATTTTTTTTTAATGTAATAGTTTTACTAGCACCAATATTTGCATAATCAGAAACTGTAATAGTACAAGTAGCTTTTGCTGTAGTTAAAAATAATCCACTAGCACCTTTATCAACAAATGTTCCTGATGATAATTGATAAATAGTATCTGCTGTGCCAACAAAAGTAAAAACTGTGTTTTCATTATTACGAAATGATCCAGCACCTTTTGCATTTTGTAAAACATTTGATGTACCACTATAAGGTACTAAACCTTTTACAGGCTTGTAACTAGAAGCAGCATGAAAAACATTAGTCGCCACAGTTGAGCCAGGATTTAAATGAGCTGGTTGGTCAGGCAACCATTCGCCAAAAGGTAATTGCATAATATTTTATTTAATAAGTTGTTTTTCCGTAATTACTAGAAAACGCAGAAGCTACTGCAACATCACCTCTTTGTACTAAAGGTGATCCACTAAATTGATCTTCTCTATCATTTAATTCTAATCTTTCTAAAACAGTACCGTACATTTGTTGCCAAGTTTGAACTTGTTGGGGATTGATACCACCTAAAAAATTTGCAGCATGAAATAATGATCCATACAAATAAATTGAAGGATGACTTGCTAAAATATAATTTGACACATTTGTATCTGACAAAGGTGTAAATGTTTTATAGTAATTTAAATAACCTGTGTATGTAGAATCTGGTTTTGGAGAAAATCTTAATGTATCTCCTAAAATTGTATAAATAGAAGGGCAGCCTGTTGAAGATGAGCCTGCAGTTTGATCCATTTGAGAAGGAGTTATATATCTTAATGGAAGTTTTGTTTCTCCACTCAAAATATAAAAATCTCTTATTTGTAAAAATCCTGTTGGTAAAGATTCAGTTTCTGAATCAATTGTAATTGCACTTTGAGTTATCATTGATCTAATTCTTAATTTTGAATTAAGATCAGCCTCCGTTAATTTAATAAAATCATCTTGAATTTCGCTAGTAAGATCACTTCTATTAAGCCAATTGGCTATTGTTGTTTTTAACTCTGTATAAGTTGATAGTGCCATTATTATAAACTTCCTTCTGCTGTTTTTAGAAACTTGTAATTAGAATCGTTTAGTTTTGTTTTTAAAATTTTTTGTTGTACTTCTCTAGGAAGGGCAAACCAATTGCCATCATTATTGCCTAGATATTCTTTACACCAAATTTCCAACATTAATGTAGGTATTGTTGCTACTCTTTTTAATTCTCTACTTTTAGAATAACCATCATTTAGATTAAATAATTTTTTATTAGCTTGTAAAATTGGCTCAACATCAACTGATCTTTCATGAACAACTGCTTTATCTGAATCATTGTGAAATGTTTCTGTTGTTAAACCATTTTTTTCAACACCAAATTTTTTCATTATCTTCCACCACCTTTATATCTAGTAAGTTTCATTTGTCTTTTTTCTGACTTATTTAAATTTTTTTTGTGCTTACCTAATTTGGGTGGTTTATCTCTTGGAGTAAAACTTGTGAACTTTTGTTTAGCCACTATGCACTCATTTCAGTTACAAATAAATCTCCACTTGTACTAGTGTTTCTTATTGCAGCTATTTTTTCGCCAGGGGAAACTTTAATAATTTCATAATCTCCAGCATGGAGATAAGCACTACTTGTTGTAGCAGTTGGTGCAGTACTTGCATTACCACCAATTACATAATGACAACTATGAGTAGTTGCTATTCTTACATAATTTGTTTGTGTTCCAAAGACAGTGGAACAAGGTACTGATGAAGCTGTAAATGACACTTTCTGTGTAGTTCCTGGTCTTAACGCATAATTATAACTCATATTATTTTCCTTTTATTTTTTATATTTAACTTTTTTGCCCTTTTTTTTGGCTAAAGATTTTGCTTTTTTCATTCCACTTTTTGTGTATGAAAACTTTTTTTTTCCTACCATTGGCATAATTTATTTCCTTTAGGTTGTTATGGGGAAACATTGCAAAATATGTTCCCCATAACATAATTAATTATCTTCTTATAACAATTGTAAATTCTAAAGAATGTGTATTTGTAGAACCACCGTTAGTGATTAGTTCAATTACATCACCCTCTAAAACATTGTTTGCTGCAGTTGGGAAAGATGTATCAACATCACCAGCAGCTGATGAGCTATGAGTAATAGTTAATCCAGCACCAGTTACTGCGGCTCCATTAATTTCACAAGTTATCGCAGCATTGCCACCAGTAATTGCACCACCTAGAACAGAAGAAATTTTTATAATTTTTCCATTATCAGGGGCTACAACATAAGTAGAACTACTTGTTGATACATTTGCTAATTTTACAGTTAAAAAATAGTCGTTTAGTGTTCGCATTTTATTTTCCTTTTTTTGTATTGCTTCGTTCCGATAATTAAATCTTCAAAGAAATCAAAATTATTAATTTAATAATGATGGGGAAATTAATCCCCACCATTGAGTTACATAAAATTATGCAGTAGTTAAATCTGCTACAATACCATTTGCAGCTTCGTTTCTTGCTTCCAAAGTGTACTCTGCTAATAAGAAATTTTTAGAAGAGTCACCAGTTTTTGCTAGTTCACTAAAAGTGAAATCTCTTAAGAAAGCAACAGCCCACATATCAGGTTGCATGATGTAAGCTTGTCTTGATCTTGAGAATCTATTTGGAACAACTTGCATAGTTCCAAAATCACCCTCATATACATCTATTGATGCAACAAGTTTTTTTTCATCACTTTGCGTAAATTTAGTTGATCCACCTGTAAATTCACTGATTTTCTGTTTGTTAAAACTTCCAACCATGATCATTGAAGGCTCACCACCATTATTCCAACAAGAAGCAGCAACACCTTTAAGCATATCTTCTGTAAATGCTCTTTGTGTTCCATCAGTTCTTGCGTTAGTACCAGTTGCGTTTGGATTTGCACCACTACCACCACCAATACTTGTGTTTGTTCTAATCCAAGAATCAACAGGTGCTAATTTTCTAGCAGTTGTGTTGTTTCCTGCGGCTTGTGCTTGATTGACTCCACATAGATTAAATTCCATATCTCTTTTTAACTCTTTTGAAGCTTTTGAGATTTGGTAAGCCATTTCTGAATTTCTTCCTGCTTCAGAAACTGCGTCTAGTGTACCAGAAACGATTACAGGTTTGCTAGAAATCTGCGCTCTGTTTGCCAATCTTACTGTTACTGTGTTCCAACCAGAAGCAAATGCAATTTCATCACCTTCTAATTGTGCATTTGATGCAGCATCTTTAAGTGCATCTGTCTGCCATTCATGATTTACTGCCGTTGCTTTTGTTTTTCCTATTGCAGAAATAAACGGAGTTTCAGTCGGTGAGATATTATAGATTATATCTGATAAATCTTCTCTTTGACCAATAGCCGTATAAGACTGAAAAGTATTTGCTACTATCGCCATTATTATATCCTATTTGTTTGAGTTGTTAATCATATCTAAAAATATACTGGTAGCATCTTTTTGGCTTCCACTTCTTTTTAGACGACTAAACTTTTCTTTTCTTTTAGACAAACTAATATCGTTAGCATCTTTTTTAACTCCTGAAGAAAAAGGTCTTGAAGGTTTAGAAATCTTTTTTGCTAAATTCGGTTTTGAATTTTGCAGACTTCTATATTTCATTGCTTCATTCACCAACATTATAATTCTATGATCATAAATTTGTCCTACTTCTTGGTTATTAAAACCATGAGAGGATAAAAAATTTCTCATATTATTTTTTAATGATGAGGCCTTTGTAGGATCAGAAAATTCTGGCATTTTATTTGTCAGTTTATTTTGTTGGTCTTGCAAATAAGAATCAAATTGAATTTTTTGTTCACTTTGAACTTTTTGCATAGCTAAATTAAGTTTTTCTTGTTTTCTTCTTAACTTATGCTCTACTTTCATTGCCTCACTTGGATCATCTTCATACAATTGTTCTAAATCCACATTATTAGTTTCATCAGTTAATTGTTGTTGAGTTGTAGATACTAAATTATTTAATTCGTTTAAACGATTTGAATAGTCTAGTTTTTGCTTTTCAGATTCAGATTGAAAGTCTTTTCTATCTAAAGAAAGTTCTTCCGTCTTTCGTCTGTAATCAGCATCCCTTTGATATCCATTTCTCAACTCATCAAGGGTAACTTCAAATTCTTGACCTGCAACTTTAACATTGTAAGTGGAATCTTGTTTCTCTTGAGTATCAATTTGTTCTTCGTCTTGAGATACATCTTCGGAAGTTTCTTCTTCGGTTTCGTCTTGAGACTCCACCTCTGTTTCTTCTTCCTTTATTTCCTGTTCTTGGGGTTGATCTTCGTTAGAAGATTCCTCATTTTGTAGTTCAGGAGAATTTTGTTGAATTTTTTTATCTTCTTCTTCTTTTGGTGCTTCGTTATTAGGGGTTAATAATCCTAATATTGAATCAGCAGCTTTTGAAACATCAGTTTCAGCTCCTTTTAAGGGGTTAGCATAATTGTCTGACATAGTTTTCCTTTTAAGTTAAGTTCCTCTTATGAGGTTGACTTATCCTAAACTTATTTGTTTAGAATTTTTTGTTTTTAATTTGGCTTCTAAAATCTTCCATTTGTTTAGAGGCCAATTTTCCTGTTTCTAAAATTTCTTTAAAATGTTGCTCAACTTTATTTAACACTTGATAAGCTAACCAAAGTTTTTCTCTAGTTTCACCTTCATTGCTTCCTGTGTTTAATAAACTTGTAGAGTATAAATTTTTAAGCTTTTCAAAAGACTCTTGAAATAAAGTATTGTCTAGTATTTCTTTAGCCTTGTTTGATTGGGATATCTCCTGGTTGAGTTTCCCCTGTTCCTGGTTGTTCATTTATTTTTTTAATTTCTTGTTGTAAATTTTGAGAGGCTTGTTGAGCAGATTCTAGAGATTTATTTTCATTGGTTAAAATAATTTTATTTAAATCAGCTGCAGCTTTGATTTTAGCACTATCAATTTGTGTAGAATACTTAAGTTCCATATCTTTGATTTTAGTTTCAAATTCCAAAACTTTACCAGCATTATCACTTTTGATTTTCTTAAGAGCAACTTCCAACTCTGCAACTTTACGTTTTTCTTCACTTGCTATTCTAGTAAATTCTATTTTCTCAATTGGTGATGGTGGTGGTGGTGGTGTTGGTTG